CCATATATTTGACTATGCTCTTTATAGACTAGAATATAGTTTAATTTAGCTGCTGGCACTTTTTACCTCTATAGTTTATATTCAGCGTATTGCCACAATAAATATCTTTTATTAAAGTGAAGTTAATTACCATATTAGCAGAATCCCAGCTATAAATCCACTTATAATTGCTAATGCAACAGCAACTCTTCTTGATGCTACCTTAGTAGAGTCTAAGGATTGCTGAAATACTTGCAACGATATGCACCAATTAATCATAAATGAAAATAAGATTAGCTTTAATATATCTAGGGCAATCATAATTCACCAATAAGTAGTGGTATAGAAACTGGAAACTTATCTATTATTAAATCTCTTACTGCAAGGGCGTAAAGTTGTATTTCTTTTTGCGAGTCTTCGGCCAATCTCTGAGAGAGAAACAATGCTATCGACTGAAGACTGCAAGACCATCTATAAATTACATACATACCATAAGCTGGCAAAAACAATCTTGCTTGCTCAGGTGCTACACCAGAATTTATTGCCATAGCATAGTGTGCCTCCCCCTGCTCTACGTAATCCAGCAGTTGTTGGGTCAATATTGCCCCAGTCCAAGGATCTACGGGGCCACCAGATCCCTGCTTTTTATTATCTGCAGCTAATCTCCAGTCATCTTTTAGCGGTACATAAAACTCTGGATCCATGGTAATATAACGTCTACTAGATTCATTCCAGGAATCCATTGTATGATCTGCGCCAACAACATATTTCCAATGCTGACGCGCAACCATTAAAGGTGCCTTTAACTCAAAGGTGGCAAAGGCGTGTCTGAAGGGGGACATATGATTTTCCCTAGCCAAAAAATGCAGTAATCGTCCATCTGCTACAGACATCTCTGTAGACTCTTTGGCAAATGAAGCTCTTGCTGCATTCACTATGGAAAGGTCAGAGCCCATAACATCTACAAGTCTAACATAGCCTTTATCTAAAACTTCTATAGAATTAATAACTTTCTCCATTTTCAGATTCATCCTCTTCAAAATCTTCATCATCATCAATTGTAAAAATAATAAAATTTTCACTTATAGAATCATTGAAATCTTCAGACATTCTATACAGTAAACCTAACTTTTCAAACTCTTCACTACCAGGTTGAGCCAAATTAGACTCACCCTCATTCATTCCTTCTATTATTTCTGCTATGTTATTCAGAGCGTCAATTAATGATCTTTGTATCAACAACAAGTCTTTGATTGCTAACGGACCATCTTTGAAGCAACTTTCGGAAAAGTCTTTTAATTCCTCTGAATTAATTATCTCAGAAAACTTTTTTTCAAAATCAGGATCTTCGGGCATATCACACCTTTAAATTATCTTTTATAAACCTAATTTCGCATGAATCAGTTGTGCAATACTGCTCCCCTATAGCATCAGCAGCAAGCCCAGCGTATATTCCATCTAAATCTATCGGTAATAGGTTTTTTGAGCAGTTATCATAATCATTTTCATCTATCTGCGTATAAGGCATTTGTGGATAAACAAAATTTCCCTGGGGCAAAAATGACACAGTCTTCAGCTGGCCATCGTACATGTGAAGAACTGTACCAACATGATGTTTTTCTTCTTTTGCATCAAATGATATTGTAACTGAAACAGAATTGTCAGACCAATATCTCTGAGCTGTTGCAGCTAGGGACATTTTTTCAAAGATTGTTACATCTTTTTCTGATCTACGAGAATCTGACTTTATTGGGAAAAAAACAACAGATGTAGTATCTGGTGATTCAGAAGCTGGCTCTACTATATAATTAGCCATTTTAAATAGCGGTAACATTGCATCGTCGTTTGCGAATCTAATCGCTCTCAGAAAATATTTACCACCAGGGGTCCAATGTACTCCTGGAGATTCTCCGGCCAAAATAGAAACTGTACCAGAGGGTTTTATGGTAGTGGTTTTGATTGACTCACGTATACCTAACCATTCTGAATAAATATTGTCATATCTTTGAACAGTTTGATAACCATTATCCAACCACTCTCTTAATACGGGCAAGCCTAGTCTATCGGCAAAGTTTGCAACACCGGAAACTGATGTACCGATTCTACGGTTTCTTTGCATGATAGCATTTGTTTCTTCCCAATGAGTTGGAAGAAGCGTTACCGTTTTAGCATATAGGTACGCAAACTTCAAAGTTCTCTTAAAATCCTCCAAAGAATCATGCCTATTCAAGTATGTTTCAACTAGTGTGCAGCATTCATAAGACTCAAGGGATTGCTCTGCGCATGGATTATATCCTGCTACACGATGATCTTTATTATTTGGTGGATCCGCTAATCTTCCATATTTTCGTGACATGTCCATCCAAATTACACCTGGCTCACCGTTTCTAGATATTCCATCAACGATACTTGACAAATCTGTTCCAACAGATGTTTCTACAGAGTTATTGGACATCCATCCCCAACCAGGAGCTTCTGCTAAATAGGAGTTTCTTTCCGGAAACTTTTCAGAATTCTTAAGATTTAAAAAGTTTTGGTCATCCAAGCGCCCAATCAATAGCTCTGCCGATCTACGAACATTTCCAGATACAACACAAACACCTATAGTGTTACCAATATCAGCTATGTCAACTCTAGTTAATTTTTGCCCAGCTCTACCTTCAAACATCTTTCTAACATGATTGTGGAGCCTAATAAGTGGATCTGCGCCTGCTGCAGTGCCGCCAAATGTTTTAATTGCAGTACCCAAGGGCCTAATTAAGGAGTAATCAAATTCTAATGGGTTTTGATCTGGCTTTAAATACGAATTGATTAGAGCAACAACAGAGTTAACCCAACCTTCACGAGAATCCTCGATGGTATCTATGACCATTGGTCTGGTAGGCTCATAGATATTAAAATCTTTATCAGCGCCTTTGTCGTCAAATCCTACGCCCACACCCAGCATTGATGCCTCCATAAGAAAGCCGAATGGCTTAGCGGGATTTGCTTTTGTCATTTCTGAGGTGCTAACAAAAGCGCAGTTCTGCAAAGCGGCAGAGTTTCTTTGCACCATCACCAGAGGGGTGCCCATAACCCAAAGCCCTCGACCAGGAGGTGTCCACTTTAAATTAAACAATCTATCAAAAGCTTCTTTGGCAGACGCTTGAGCCTTGATATCATTCCATGGTAGTCTATTTTTTTTGCAGTGTTCTTTTTGCAGAGAATACATTCCGTTAATTACTCGTTCACATACATCAACCCAAGTTTCTTTAGTGCCATTTTCTTTGATTCTAGAATATGTTCTTAGAAATGTAATTTCTCCAACAGAATTACCTGCAGCATCTGCATAGCCGAACGGCGCCTTAACCTTTTTGTATGTCTCCACAAAATCATCACTTAAACGAAAAGTGAATAAAGATAAACCCTCAGACATTTTATACTCCTACCTTTTTAATATATTTATTGTTTGTTTTATTCAACTCTGCTAATTTTATTTTTTTTATTTCATTTATAGAATACACTTTGTGTATTTGTTTCTCAAAAAAGTATCCACTTCTCCAATTGAATACTTTGTCCACATTTTGCTTATGATTCATAAATATGTTACAAATAACTGCTCCACCATACACCTTAACTAAATTAGAAAACTTGACTTTTAAACTCTCCATATCTATTTTAAAACAATTTTCGTTTTCTTCCGTTCTTTGGTAAAGCCAATTATAAGCCTGCCTAGTTATTGGCGAAACATCAATTGGATCTATGACTCCAATCTCTATTGCCTGATTTCTAAGTTCAACAACCTTTAAATCTTCTTTGAGAATATCTATATACATCGAAAACCAATCATGCTTATTAAATTGAGCCCAACCGGTACACCAAAAAAGCAAATTAGTTGGCGGATCTGGTATAGTCGTATTTTCCATGAATGGCAGTATTGTTGCGCAACTAATTGCCTTTTTAACATGTTCTTTAGCTAGCTCTTGATCATGAAGTTTATTAATAGAATTAGTCCATAAAGTATTTATTGATTGCTCCCAACTAACATCAGCAACATATAGTTTTAAATATTTTTCTGCAACGGGAAAGGGCAGAGACTTGTTTGCTATTGCTTCTCGAAGCTCTTGTATAGACATCTTTAATCCTAAATAACCTCACATAAATTAGTTTAAACATATATATTTGCCAGTATAAAGAGACAGCCCCGTCAACTTCAGACGGGGCCGCTCCTCTATCGACTTTCTGACAGATACATTATATCACGTCATAGCCACTATGTAATACTAAATTAACTCTTTATAGTTGCTGCGCTTTTTGCATCACCAATTTTTGTAGCGGCAAAACCTTTGATAACGCTAATCCCAGCAGCAACTGCTGCGGTTGTAGCGGACTTAAGTTCATCAACCCCGCCAACAGTATAAACTGCCACAAAAGCTTGAACCGCAGTCCATATTGCTCTTTCAATAATATCTTTGTGTAATTTAGTCATATAACTCCCTTGTTAAGAATACTTTTTCTAACCAGCTTCTCTATAAGAAGATGAAAAGTTAAACCTAACCACACTCCTACTGGTATAATTGCTGTTAATGGTTTTTCAGTTAATCTCCAAAAAGATCTAGTTAAAGTTTCAATCTTTCTGGACTTTATAGCGTACACGTCGTAAGCTATAATTCCTAATACTAATGCGCCCCAAGCGGTTATCCCGCTTTTTCTTTCCTCTTTTTCAAGAATTAAGGGAGCGCATGTAATATTAGAGAGCTTTAGCCGAAGGCACTCCGTACCACTCTTGAACTTTTTCACGACCATAATCTCCAGTTGTATTAGCTTGACCGTAATTACTGGTAAACACTGTAGCACTATCTACGCCATGAAATTCAGTGGGCTTAAAAACGCCGAATGACGATGGCGCACCATTAGCTTCGGTTCTTGGTCCGTGACCAGTATCAGAAAATATATTAGCGGATGCCACACCGTCAAAGATGTAGTTATTATACAGGGAGTAATTTGTATCTGCTGTTGGCGAATGTCCATAGTCTGATGAGAATACCTTTGCCCCATCAAGACCTTTGTACTCTAGCGGACGGAATCTTGCACCATCGTATGTTGCGCTGCCGTCAGCAAAAGTGCCCGAGAGTGGATGGACGTAAAGAGTGGTTCCAATAAATACTTGCGACAAAAATCTATTACCAGGACGTTCACCAGTTCCAGGAATATGATCATTATCTGGGGCACCGTCTAATACGTGACT